GACAGCAACAGGTCGTCTCATCTACGACACGATTAAGTCCAAAGATGTGCAGGGTGATGAAGTTGTAGATATTGGGCGATTTATTACAAACGGACCACAAACTACAATTACTGTTGCTCATAGAATGGTTGTCGGGGCGGACACTTTTACTATCAATGCAATCGATAACATCGCAGATGAAAACGGAGCGCATCACACCGTCATTCGATTTGGGCGGTAGTCATGGCACAAACCTATACATTCACCCTTGAAGGTGATGTTGAGTTGCAAGCCGTTCTACGCGCAGCCCAGTTAGAGGCTCCCAAAGCAGTTGCTATAGCAATTTATGAAGAGGCGAATGTAATTTTTGCTAAGTCCCAAGTTCTTGTCCCAGTTGATACAGGCGCCCTTCGTGGCTCAGGTGGCGTTAGCGCTATCCAAGGTTCAGGGCAAGGAATGTATGTGGACATCTTCTACGGTGGTCCAGCAGCGTCCTATGCGCTTTATGTCCATGAGATTATCGGCAACTACCATAAGCCACCGACACAGGCTAAATACCTTGAACAGCCATTCATGCAATCTCTTGCTGAAATCCAAAATAACATCTCGCGTAGAATAATCCACATTCTAAAAAGTAGGAGTGCATAATGGCAACAATTCTTGAATCGATAGGCGACTATCTCCAAAACACCGCGAGCGCATTTGGCGCTCATGCCAGCCAAGGCACCCTTGGAACATCCATCTTTTTAGGTACCTTGCCCGAGACTCCCGATGCGTGTGTTGCCGTTTATGAGAACTCAGGCAGTTCCCCAACCTTTACTATGGGGGCGGGTGGTATCCGCATTGATTACCCAATGCTTCAGATTATCTGCCGAGCAGGGCGCGAGGACTATCCAACGGCTAGAGACAAAGCCGACACGATTAGAATTTTGCTCGCGTCGGTGCTTGAACAAACCGTCTCAGGGGTGCATATTATGCGTATTGAACCTATGGGTTCGGTAAACCTACTAGGAGTAGACCCAAAGTATCGTCCGCTAATTTCGGTGAATTTCCGATGTCTAGTGCGAATGTAAACGAGGAGTTTCCTCCACAAGAGAGAGTGGTAGACCCGTATGGCAGAAACGCAACAACCGACGAGTTCCAGCGATGCTGGAAATGTGACCGTCTCTTATTCGAAAGCGCAACGCGCCCGTGGAGTATCCGCTGTCCCCGCTGTAAATCCAAAAATAAATCAGGATGAGTTCGTATCAGCACTTGATGAATTAGTTGGTGTATGGAAAGTTCAAAACGGATGTTCGGTAGGAAGAATTACAAATGAGTTGCCCGAACCAGCACGAACTAAATTCAAGGAAGCATTGTTGAATGAAAAAATTAACTCGGCTCGCTTAGTTGAATTGTTAGCAACATTTAACATTGCGGTAGGCTCTGATGTTATGCGTAGACATCGTAGAAGGTTATTTGGCAAAGACGGATGTAAGTGTCCAATTGAACATTGATGACGCTTTAGACAATCTCTTAAAGACTACAGAGATTGCCTCAGTTCAAAAGACTGAGCCACGACAAAGGCAAGCCGAATGGACGCCTGGAGTTACATGGATGGGCGACGAAGGCACAATAACTACACCTCCAGTTGAGGGTGAGAGTCATCCTGATTGGTCAGGCGTTCTACGAATGTGGGGATTAGACCCTGAACATTTTGCAGTTGTAGAGCCAGTTCTTTTCAATGTGTGGGGCGATACTTTAGGAATTCTCAATCGCCAATGGAAAGGCAAAGTAGTTCGCAAAGGCAGACAAGAAACTGCTGACATCGATGCTTTAATTCAAGAGATTAAAAAACACAAACCTCGCGAAAGAAAAGAAATTGAAGGCGGGGCAAGTCTTGTTGTTTGTGCCTCTGACTGGCAAGTAGGAAAAAGAGATGGCGATGGGCTTAAAGGTTTAGTTGGTCGTTGGCTTCAAGCAGTCGATGATGTTGAGTTGAGATTGAAGGAATTAAAGAAGTTGGGTCGCCCGATAGATTCCATCACGGTTTTATGTTTGGGCGATTTAGTTGAAGGATGCGATGGTCACTATGACATTCAGACTTTTACAGTTGAGGTTGATAGGCGTGACCAAGTAAAGATTGCTCGTCGCCTTTTGAGAGATGCTCTCATTCGCTGGTCAAAAGTTGTCCCATCGATTACCGTCGCAGCGATTGGTGGAAACCATGGCGAGAACCGTAAGAATGGAAAAGCGTTCACAACCCTTGGCGATAATGATGATGTTGCCCTAGTTGAGTCCGTTGCTGAAATCTTCCAAGCAAACCCTGAAGCCTACGGTCACATAAAGTTTGCAATACCTACCGATGAGTTGAGTTTGACTCTTGAAGTCCACGGCAAGATTATTGGAATTACTCATGGACACCTTGCTCGTTCAGGAGCAGGAACAGAGGCGAAGTTACGGCGTTGGATTGCTGACCAAACCCTCGGGCGTCAAAGAATCGGCGATTGTGACATTTTAGTAACTGGTCACTACCATTCATTCAAACTTGCAGATTGGGGAGGCGTTAAATGGATTCAAGCACCAGCCCTCGACGGAGGAAGCGTGTGGTGGAGACAATCGACGGGGGAGATTGCCGATGTGGGAGTTCTAACATTCCTAGTGAGCAGTCAGGGAGTGTCGGACATCCAGTTGTTATGAACGACCCTAGAGACATCGCCATGTACGCTGCTGAGTTGGTCTCAGGAGAGCGTCAGGACGCCTATGGGCATCCTTTAGATAACTTTACTAGGGCAGCGCAGATATGGTCTGTAATCCTCGGCTGTGAGGTTTCTGCCGAACAGGTAAGCCTTTGCATGGTCGGCATGAAGATTGCCCGCGAAGTTAATCAAACCAAGCCCGATACAGTTGTTGATGGCATTGGTTATTTTCTAACTCTTAACATGATTCAAGAAGAAAGGCTCCGTCGCGCTCCTTGATTATCAACCCCCGTTGTGTTATACTTGTATAAGGAAGGGGGAGGAAATGACAAAAGTTGTTGTTTTGCCCTTAAAGTTTTGGAGCGACCATAAATATCGTGGATGCTCTGAGTCAGCAATCGAACTCAAAAGAAACAAAATTTATGTGACCGTCGAACTCGACGAAGAATCATGGAAAGATATTTATAGCGATGCTGAGTTCTATGCAACATACGATGCTGAGTACGGTGAAGAAGATATGAAAGCGTTGAAGTCCAGCGCGATTGCCACTTTGAAGAGATTGCAAGAATCAAAAAAAGTCGCCTGATACACTATGAGCAATGTGCGCTAGTCGCCCCAGTTGGTCGTCTTACCTTTGTGTCCGTGTGACCTAGACGGTTTACTTGGGCTACCCAAGTGCCGTCATAGGAGGTAAGAATGGCTCGCTATCGAGTTCTACAGGGTATCGATTACCCACCCAACAAACGCGCCGAAGCGGGCGATACTGTTGAAGATTTACCAGCCACATCAATCAAGTGGCTTACTGAAATTGGCGCAATTGAAGATGCCAATAAACCTGCTAAAACAATAATTGAAGAACCTGTAGTTGAGCCTGTCAAAGAAGAACCAATTGTCGAGGCTCCAGTTGAGCCTGTCGTTGAGGCAGAGGGTTTTGACCCTGATGCTAAAGATGGCGATGGCGATGGATTCCTTCAGGATGGAACTCCACACCAACGCCCAGTTGAGGAGACTGAATAATGCCTACATTCGCACATGGTAAAAATGTAAATGTTTTTGTCAATGAATACGATTTTTCTACTTACTTTAATGATGTAAGCGCAACAACCTCAGTAGAGACTGCTGAAGTTTCAGCCTTTGGCTCAAATGCGAAAGAGTACATTGTTGGTTTGCTCGACGGCACAGTTTCTCTTAGCGGGATGTTTGATGGAACAGCAACAGGAACAGATGTGGTTTTTTCGGCAGTTCTCGGCTCCACCACAAAGCAAAATGTCATTGTTGCCCCATCAGGTCACTCAAATGGTGCAAGCGCAATCGTGCTTGAGGCAGATGACACCTCATACGAAGTTTCAGGAGCAGTAGCAGATGTTGTTCAGACAAGTGCTGAGTTCCAATCAAGCGATGGCGTTGAACACGGAAAGATTCTTTCTTCAGGCACCGCCATTTCATCAACAGGCAATGGAACATCTGTTGATAACGCCCTCTCATCTGCCAATGGTGGAGTAGGCTTTCTAAGCGTTCCAACTAATACTCGTAATGGCAACATAACAGTCAAGGTTCAGCAGTCAGCCGACAACTCAACCTTTACTGATTTGATTACCTTTACAGTCGTGACCAGCACACAGAAAACTTTTGAAAGAGTTGAAGTTGCTGGAACCGTAGCAAGATACCTGCGCGTGAACTACACGGTTGCAGGTTCCACAGGTACCGCCACCCCAGTAGTGGCTTTCGCAAGGAGAAACTAATGCCTACATTCACACACGGTAAAGCCACCGTATTCAAGGTGGACAATGCAGCGGGAAGTTTAACTACTATCAGCGATGTGCTGACAGATGTTTCATTCCCACAGACAGTCGAAACAGCCGAGACAACAAGTTTTGGTTCAAACGCAAAGACCTACATTGTTGGTTTGAGCGATGCAACCATTTCAGTATCAGGTAACTTCGATACAACAGTTGATACACACCTCAGCGCGGTTCTAGGACAAGCGGCATCTTTGTCGTTTGAGTATGGACCTGAAGGTTCAGCAAACGGAGATGCAAAGTACACAGGCGAGTGCCTCATGACTTCTTACGAGAAGAGTGGTGCAGTTGGCGATGTTGTAACTTTCTCAGCAGAGTTCCAAGTTACAGGTGCCGTCACACGCGGTACTTATTCTTCATAATTTAATAACAATTTAATAAGTCGTGACCAACCTAGTGTCCAAGGAGAAATAAATGAGTCTAAAAGAAGCAATTTTCAGTAGCGATGACATCACAAAGGAACTCGTAGAAATCCCTGAATGGGGAGTAACTGTCGAGGTTCGTTCGATGACAGCAAACGAAAGAGCAAAACTCGGAGAAGGCGCTGCTAAAGGCGACAAGACCGATGTTGCTGCAATGTACGCACTAACTGTTATTGCAACTGTTTATGACCCTGAAACTGGTCTGCCAGTCTTTACAACACAGGATAAAGAAGCCATCCTTTCAAAGAATGGTGCAGTTATCGAACGCCTTGCAACCAAGGCTCTCGGCAACTCAGGTCTGTCTGAAAAGGCGGTAGACGAAGCACAAGCACGATTTCCTGAAGAATCCTGAGCGTAGGTTTCTTTTCGAACTTGCTGAAGAATTAGGTCGGACGGTGGGCGAACTTCTTTACGGGAGTCCAGCCCACCGCCCCCTATCTAGTATGGAATTAACCGAGTGGTCTGCCCTCTACATCCTAAGAGGGAAAGAGCGGGAAAAAGCGGAAAGAAAGGCTAAGGCAAGAAGATAATGGCTGAAGCACCGCAGATGGAGATGCGGGCGCGAGTTAGCGCCGATACCGCACAATTTACCCGAGGGATGCAACAAGCATCTCAGGCTGCTGAGGGTTTCTCGAAAACAACG